ACATCAGCGGATCACCAGGCTCTTACACTTCAGTAGAAATACCAGATGTTTCTAATCGCAGACAGGTTGAAACCTTCATAGCAGGTGCAACTGTAGCTGTTGGTGATTGGCTTCAGTTTGATACTTCTGCAACTGGCGCTGCTAAGGTAGCAACTGTTATTCAGGCAACAAACGTTGCTCTTGGAAATCCATTGGTTGTAGGTGTATGTCTAGGCTCTGCTGAGACTTCAGGCACACTAACCGCTGGTTCAAGAATCAATGTAGTTGTATCTGGATACATGGAAACTGCTAACGTAGATGGTGCAGTTGTAGCTGGATCTCCACTAGTAGTTGATACAACCGCTGGAAGAGCACACGTTGCTGTAACTGGCGATATATCAGTCTGTGGTGTAGCCTTAGCTGCCGATGTCGCAAACGTAGCTCCAGTCTGGATATTCAAGAAATTCTAGTATTAAAAAGGTCTTAACCTTTAAGCCTCCTTCGAAAAGAAGGAGGCTTTTTGCTTGACTCCATCTCTATTATAGAGGTGAAGATGTCACAAACTTATATGACATTATTACAAAAAGTATCACCTGTAAAAAAAGATATGGACTTTATAACTTATATAATGCAAAAATATGATGATGAATCTGGATATTTTAACATTATAAATAAAACTTTTATTATAAAAGAAGATCTAGAAGACTTAGAAGAATTACTAGCTAATATAAAGGAGAGTAATAATGGCTAATTTGCAATCGATAAAGGAAAAAATAAAAAATATTGCTGATTATTCTCCACAGTTAGCAGCATATAACGATCAGTTAGATGAGCTAATTAATGATGCTTATTATTCTATTTGGACAATGCGTAGATGGGTATTTGGATTTAAAGAATATTATTTTTATTTTCATCCAGATATGCTTCCAGATAGAGAGAATGTAGGTGGTGGAGGTTTGCCTGTAAATGCAAACGTTGTAAAGGGATCTAGATCTGTTACCTTTTCATCTCCAATGGATAGATTAATTCCAGAAATTTGGGAAGGTCAGCCGATAGAAATACAAAATTATGAATATACAATATCCAAAATTGTAAGTAATAATAATCTTCTTTTAGATAGACAGTTTGTTGGTGATTCAAATATAGACGATTTAAGCTGGAGAATAAAGCATCGTTGGTATTCCCTACCAGAAGACTGTATTGAACTGCTAAACCTATCGCATAGAGATGTTCCTAACTCATCTGGCGGAACTGGCAGATTTCCTCCTTACGGAAAAATAATTGGTTTGATGCCAAGAAGAGATGAAGAGCTTGATCTAAGAGTGGATTACACAGCAACATATGCAGAGGCTTATGTTTGGTCAGAAGCAAAAAATATTCCAGGTGCTGAAAAACTTTCAGTAGAAGCAGTTCCACTAGAGGGTAACGAAGGCTTTCCTTCTGGTAGCTTTTTAGAAGTATGTTGGGCATTTGAAAAAGATGGTTTAATAGGTCCTCTATCAAAACCAGAGATTATCCAATTTACATCTGCACAGCCTCCTCCTTCTTTTAGTTTAACAATTAATTTTACATCTTGGGATGATCAACCAATTGTTGCAGATAGCTTTCAGACAAAAGATACATTTCCAACACAATGGGAAGGGTATAGAAAATTAGTTTTTTGGAATGCAAATTTCAATAGAGCTACAGGTGAAAGATTAGGTTTGCCTGTTTGGAAACATTTTAACAGAGGTGGTTTAATAAGAAATACAACTAATTATTTGCTGCCAGTTATAGCTCCAGATACATCATCATCTGTTGTAATAAATAATTTTAATCAGATAGATAATGGAAATAAAAGATACATAGAATATGATGGTCAGCATTTACAAATAAGACCATATCCAAGAGTTGATGCTTGGGATTCTAGAATATTACCACAGGCTGCAACTGATGACTTTTCTAAAGTTAATTTGCAGTATTTAAGAGAAGGTGTTGCTAGATATTATTACAAACCTAAAGCTTTAGGTTTGCAGACTGATTCTCCAGAAATGCCTAATGAATTTCATCAGCTAATATCCTATAAGGTTTTAGAAACTTTATACGATAAATTAGGAAATATTAATCAGTCACAGCTATATAGATCACGCTTTGAAAAAGAAGTAAAAGGATTAGAAAAAAGGTACGTTGACCATATTGATAGTTTAGTACAAAGAGGCCAGTTTATATTGGCGGGTTGGTCAGGCTACAGAATGTTTGATCCAGCTTCCTTGAGGAGAATATCATAAAATGGCTGTAAAATCTCTATCTATAAAATTCAATAAAGCTCAAGGTTTAGATCAAGATTGGAAAGCACCTCTTGGCACAGCAGAAGATATCTTCAACTTTAGAGTAGATCCTTCTGGTGGTTGGTTATGTGATAGAGGAATAGAGCCATGGTGGGATCCATCTCCATCTTTTGATGTTCAGGAAGCAATTCCTGGAATACAAGATATTTTGCTTGGCGCAAAAATGGACTCTCTTTTTGTATGGACAAAACAATCAACAGGACAAACTTATATATTTGTAGAGCAGGGTGGATACTTATATTACATTTTAGGAAATAAAGGTCCTGTAACTGCTTCTGGTTGGAGAAAAAATATATTTTTTATTGATTCAGCTAGACATATACCCAAGGCTACTGAAGTTGGAACACAATATATACCTTATGGAAATAGAATTCTAATTATAAATGGTATAGATAAACCAATTTGGTTTTATGGATCAGAAAGATATAGAGAATATTCATTTACACTTCCAACTCCATCTCCAGAAGTTTTATCTGTAGAGCCTGATTATTGGGTTACATCAGATTTAATATCTGGAACTGCTGCTCCAGACTTTAGAACTGCACCAGCTGGTTTAGGTGATAGAGCATCTGATGATACATCATTTTATGCTTATAGAATGTCTTTTATTTTAGATTCTGGATCAGAGTCTCCACTTTCTGCACCTGTATTTGTAAATTGGACAATACCTAATGATGCATCAGCAGAAAGAAGATTTGGTGTTTTTGTTAACGATATACCAATTGGACCACCTGGAACTGTTGCAAGAAGAATATATAGAACAAAAAATATGAGGCTATCAGATGTATCAAATGCAGGTGAATCTGTTTATTACTTTAATAAAGAAATAAAAGATAATTCATCAACAGAATATATAGATATTATTCCAGATACAAATCTTGTTGATAGAGCAATATATACAGCATCATCTATAATAGATACCTCATATCGTTGTGGAGCTACTTGGAACGGAAGAATTTGGCTAGGTGGTGGTCTAACACATCCAACAAGAATAATTTACTCTGAAAGAGGATTGCCAGAACAATTTGGCATTAGCTCTTATTTTGATGTTGGAAATGAAAAAGGTGGAGCAATATCTCAGCTTTTTGCTTATTACAATAATCTTTTAGTATTTAGAGAAACATCTATAGAAGTAATTCGTTTTAATAATGGAGAATTCTCTATATCTCAGGTATCTCCAACAGTAGGAACAAGGGCTGCAAATTCTATTCAGTTAGTTCCAGAGATTGGCGTTATATTTTTGACGGAAGATGGATTTTATGCCGTGTCTGGTGGTCTTGATGGCGGATCTCAAATTTCAGTAACAAAGATAAGCAGCTCAATATCTAAAGAAGTGGATAGAATATCAACAGCAGCAATAGCAAAAGCTGTCTCTGTTTACTCTCCAAAAGAAAAAGAATATTGGTGTCACTATCCTGTAAAGGGAAGTACAAATCCATCAAGAGGAGCAGTAATACATACAAAGGATGCTAGCTGGTCATTAAGACATACAGATGTAAAAGATAAAGAATATAGATATTATTTTTCTGCAATGGCTACAGATAGCGCTGGAAACATTTTATTAGGAACAATTCCAACTTGGTATTCAGGAACTCCAGCTACTCCTGCTGATCCCACAACAGCGGGAGCAATAGGTGAATTAGTTCAAATTCATGTTTGGTCAGGTGCTCCTTACTGGGGATATGCATTAACAGCTAGCCTTGACGAAGTATGGACATATACAGCAGCTAAAGTAACCATTCCTCAATCTATATGGGAAAGTGGTTGGATAGACTTTGGAGATAACTCTATAAAACATAGAGTCTTTTCAATTGATGCAGAAATAATTTCTTATGGAGATTATCCAATTCTTTTAGATTGGGGACAAGATTATAAATCTGCTTGGAATTCAGCTCCCTCTCAAAAGCCTTCAAAATCTGAAGTTTTATTTACAACAGAAGAAGATCCTGTATTTGGACCTGCTGCTCCAAGTATTACAAAAGTCCCATTTACACCATCTATATCACCTTTAAGAGAAGCAAGAATAATAAGAATAAGATGGGATGTATCAACATCTTTAGTTGATAACTTTAGATTTAGATTAAAAAGCTCTTTCCCAATGCATCTATTAAGTTTTAATTTAATATATGATAGTTCTGATCAGCTACCTCTAAATCAGAAGCCTAGAAGTAATTCTGGTCAGCCATGGTAATTAGGAGATAATATGGGAAAAATATTTGGACAAATTCCACTTCATACACATCAGCAAGTAAAACCAGAAAGTTTAAATAAAAATATAGATGCATATTTATCTTCTTTTAATGGCTCTTTAGATGGTCATAATAATCCAGTTGATTCAACACCTTCAACTGCTTTTGTTTTACCTAAAGATAGTGTTAGTTTATCAGACACATCTGTAGGCGCAAATGTATTTCAACGTGGAACCAGCTATGCAACTCAAGCTTATTATCAAACAAGAAGGTCCTCTTCTTTTGAAGAGCCAACAACAGTTTGGGATCCTGTAGCAACAATCAATTTAGATTCAGGAGAATGGACAAAAGGCTTTAATATTCTAACAGAAATACCTGATTTTGAAGACTTTCCACTTACATTCCAAGCTATAGAGGGTCAGCTTGTAGGTTGCGCAACAATAGATTGGGAGCACGGAACTCAGGTATTTAATGTTCAGACTTCAGATGATCCACCTCTTTTTGGAGATAGAAGCAGAGGCTTTAATTGGTGGACTGAATGGGGTGTATTTATAAATAATATTTTAGTAGCAAGATCTGGACTTATTTATCCACGTAGACATACAACACAAATTCCATTTACAGTTCCTGTAGGATCTCAAAATATAACTATAGATGTTAGATTTATAACAATAACAACTAGGGCAGCTGGAACACCAATCTTAGAAGTTATTAGCTCAGACTTTAATATTTTTTCTGCAGAAATCTGGTGTAGAAACGAATATAGATAGGAGATAGCGCCATGCCAATAGTAGAGAAAACTTTTTTTGAACCTGATCAAGTACCAACAGCTGCTGAATTAAATAAAGTATATGATGACCTAGCAACAGCATCTACTGCAATAGATGGAGATAATCAAGGAGCTAACTGGCTCACATATAATCATTTACAGGATCCAAATCTTTTTAGGCCAATAAATAATTTGCTGCTATCATTTTATAATGGACCAACAGCAGTAAATTATACATCCACTAGCTGGACACCAATGGTAAGCAACTTAGGTGTCGTAACAGAAATTAGTTTAAATTATTTTCCTAATGAAGCAGAAGTACTTAGACTTCATATGTCTGGATTAACAGGTGTGCCAGATGTAGTTAAAGACTATGATTTCGTTGGAGCTAATCTAGGAAGACCAAATTATTATGCCTTTAGAATAAGAGTAACTTATTCTGATAATTTAGGACCTGACCAAGATTTAATTGCAGGAT